AGCTAAAGACCCTCGGTCCTTTAGCCATAAAACTTTTTGAGGGAAGGTTTATTGAAGATTTAATTAAGGGGAAGGCAGATCCATGTGCCACGGGTATGGAGTCAAGTCTTAAATTTCTACAAAACATTTAGCGTCCTACATATTATAGGACAAATGTCAACGGTCAAAGTGTCGCGGCTCGAGAGAAGAGCTTGTGGGCGGGACCCACCCAGGCCTGCGGCCTGTGGCTTGCGGCCTGCGGTTCATGGTGCGTGCTTGCGGGCGGGACCCACCCTTATTTTTTATTCCTACCATTACTACACACAGTAGTAATGGTAGTATTTACATTTTGGACAAAATACTTTGTTGGTTCCATCAGGTTCCATGTCATCATCTTCTTCTCTGTTATTACTTGCGACCCGTTCAGCCCAATTTTTAGACCTGTGGCCACAATCTAGGCATTCATTCATTTCACCCTTGTTGCCGAGCATTATTTCCCATCTCATATTTTCCTTCTTTCATGTTGCTTGAGGGCTGGAGGAATACGTCCAGCCCTCAAGATTTCTAATGTTGACCATAAGAAATATTTTTAATTTTTGGATTCCAGCATTTTCTACAATCTAAACATTGCCCGCCCTGCTCAGGTGCTGGACATGTTGCTTTGGTTGTAACTACTGTTGAAGTATTGGGCCAGCTGCTAATTGGTCCCTGGTCCACCATAGGTGATGATAATCTAATCGTTAAATTATCAGGCTTATGTTTTAAATATTTTTTTACCCAGGCCTCTTTTGTGGGCATCCAATGCATTCTTGTGGGTGTTAATCTACAAACGGCGAAAATTTTTTGAAGGTGTTCTAGATCTTGTACATCACCTGAGTCGTGCCATCTAAATACATCAGGCTTTTTTGAATTAATTAACAAGGCCATGGCCTCGACCCATCGCGGGTTTTTAATAGCTGCTAGCCTTCTGTATTGTGCATCTTGTACAACTTTAAAAACATAACAACCTTTTAAAGCATAACAATCGTTACAGACTGAGCCCTTTTTATTTTGGAGCTTACCGCCCGTGTTGCATTCTTTAGCGGGTATACCAATTGACCATCCAGGCATTTTGCCTGGCTTGCTTAAACCTCCTACTAAGATCCAGGCCTGGGCCGTGTTTAATTCTTTCATGAGCCTAATATAGGATATTCGAGGACGCTTGTCAACGGCTAAAAAAATTTTTTTCTGTGAGAAGTGCTTGTGGGCGGGACCCACCCATATTTTTTTTGCTTGTTGGCTTCTGGTCCAATTACTACCCAGGCGTCCCCTTCTTCATTGGACCAGGATCAGACTGATCCCAGGTCCTCTATTCTCATAGTAAAAGGGTTAGACTCAATGGAAGTATAACTTCACTCGTCGCCCCACAGGACCAGGGATCAGTCTCTTCCCGCCGGGCTTATCTAGAATCCTCTGGCAGTAATAGACTGATCCCAGGACCAACTGACGCCGGTGTTCATCACACCGGACCTGCAGTCTACTGACAATTGGTCCAGGGATCAGCCGGTGCGTTGTTGAACGGCCACCGGTTAGATCCTACCTACTTTTGCTGGTGTAGGTCCCATTAGGATTTATAGTTTTGTTTCAGCGATAAATCCTCAAATGAGGCTGAAATTAAGTTATAACAGAATATCCTATAATAACAAGGACAATATTGTCGCACCCTAGAGAAGAGCATGTGGGCGGGTCCCACCCATATAAAAAAATAAAAATTTTTCATCAACACATGTGTTGACAACAATCCTATAATAACCTATAAACAAATCATAACTAACAAATGAAAGGAATACAGTTATGAAACCAATAAGAAGTAATGAACTTGAATTCTTTAAGGAATTAGTAAAGGACAAGTTTCACGATAAAGAAGAAGCTGTAAGATCAGAAATCCATATGGAAGCTGATAGACTTGCAGAAAAAAGAAAAGCGTCTTTTCCGAAAGAGTGCGGGGTAGACAAAACTCTTAATCAACTTAAAAAAGTCAATACAGAATATCTTGACTTTATAAGAACTAAATCTGTTGTTGAACAAAGATTAAGAGATAAAGTAAATGCTGTTGCAGAAATGATCAGTAGCCGCTTAAGTAGATTATCAAAAACTAGAAATTGGAATGAAAGTTTTGATAATTTTAATGTCAAAGAAGACGGCCCTGAATACTTTACAAATAAACTTAATGATATGTGTTTTCAGGAAGCAGAAAAATATGTTAAGAAAGGTCATAAGATTTATAATTCTCTAAAAGAAAAAAGAGATAATTGTAAAGTCATTATCCATACGGGAAGCGATATCAACTCTACTGTTAAGACGTTGCAAAAAGAAATGGCAAGTGCAGATATAAGACTTGCTATTCCTGAACAGCTATTACAGCTTGCGGTAAAATAATATGGATTGGAATATTATTTTATATATCGGTATGTTTTTTATTGTAAGTGGTTTTGGATTGTTTTTATATTCAGAAATGAAGATACGAGAAATAGATCGTAAATTATTTTTGAATGAACAATTACACAAAGCATTTATGGAAGCAAAAAAACAAAAACAAATGGAGTTTGATTTTG